AAAGAAGTAAGAGTCAGTATCAGTTAAAAAGTTATTAATTACATAACCTTCTGGTACCATACCCATGCTTCTAACAGCATTGATGTCATTATCAGCAGTTCCTGTTCTCATAGGTGACTTCATTAGTCTCTCAGCAGTAAATTGTAATTCTTTTGGAATTATCATTTTTCTACCTTGAGTTGCTATTTTAAGTCCTCTTTCATCTACGAACCCAGCAATGTCAATTAATGACTGCTCAAGTGAAGTTTCGTTAAGATCTGCAGCTGTAGCAAGAACATTTGAAAAAGTTCCGCCCGTTGCAAGTGGGTGAGCGTTTCCAATTAAGGATTCACCGTCACCACCTGTTACAGTTGCAACTTGTGCATTGTTCAATACGTTTGCAGCTTTAACTTGCTTCGTATTTGCCATAGATCTTGCAAGAGCTCTTGTGTATCTTGCAGCTAATCTATCGTATAGGTTATCTTCGATTGCTTCCTCAGTGATTGAGAATGCTAACGCGATTGTTTCGTGAGTGTATCTAGAAGTGAAAGTTTCACCTGCTTGATCAAACACAACTCCAGCACCTTCTTGTTTAACTGGTGCAGAAGCAAAACCGCTTAACATTACTTCCTCTTCGAAAGCTCTGTCAGATGTTTCAGTAGTATAAATCTCAGCATGCTGATTTTCATATCTACTATATTCCAGGCCGAATAAAGCATTCAAACCTGGCTCTAGTTCTTTAACTAGTTGTGATCGTGATATCGCCATAGTTATTCTCCTTTATCTATTATAGGCCTGTACCACTTCTGTAGAAGTGATTGTTGATTCTAACAAGAACATTAGCATTCGCGTTAGCTGTATCTGAGTTGTCTGGATCTTGACAAATATCAATCGCTTGAATTGCGAAAGTAGTTGCTGTTCCAGATACTGATACGTCTAACTGAGCTTTTGATATTCCTGTCGCTGTAACACCAGTAGTGTTTGTAACAGAGTAGTTTCTGTAAAGATCTGCTCTAGTAAAAGCCTCGTCTGCATCAATCAAAAACACTGCGTCTGGGTCATCAATAACAAATGCCGTAATGTCACTTGCTGCAATTCCACCAGGGTAGAAGTTTTTGAAAGTTGGCTTTTGAGTAGTTGGATCTGTGTAAAAACATCCGTTAAAAACGCCCACAACAGCATCTGATGTGTTAGCACCATGTTTCTGAATGTTACCAGATGTTAGTGGTTCCACTAAATCACCTTGGTAAATTGCAGTTGCATAGCCACTAGCAATCGTGTATCTGTTTTGAGCACCTACTAATGGTGTACCGTCTAGTTTTCTGTAAGGTCTTAGACCAAACTTTTCACTAACATTAGCCATAGTTGTTTTCTCCGTTGTTATTGTTATTAATCCAAGCTACTTAAGTAGGTATCGCAAAAAAATTATTTTTTACGAGAACCGCCAAAGGTAACTCTAGACTGCCTCTCAATATTGATCGGCATGTCCGGGTGTTGTTCCTTCATAAGATCTCTGTCTATCGCGTCTGTTCTATCTTGAGTAATTTTTCTAAAATACTCAGCACGAGACTTCAATATCTCCAAAGGTATCCTTGCCAACACAAGGCCACCAATTCCGACTAAACCAGCATGTTTTCCTTCATGAAGAACTGGATATTCATTTGGACCAATTTCACTTAAAAGTGTATCAGCCTTAACAAATTCCCAACCTTCTCTAAGTTTCTTTGATACATTCGCAGCATCATCAAAACCTGCAGTTGCAGTTCTTATCCACCTATGTGCATAACCCTGCGGTGCAGCTGGCGCATCCAAACTGGATGGTGGAGTCCAATCTTTTTTACGAGTTGATTTTTCTCTCGTACTAGACTCGCGTGAAGTTTTAACTTTTTCCATTTTATACTCCTTCCTTCACGTATTTTGCGTATTCCTCTAGTGGCACCCCTAATTTCTTAGCGATTACTACCTGTGATTTGGTGAGTTTCACAGACTTGCGTCCACCTGATCTTCTACTTACAGAAGCTACGTTTTGGACGGGTGCAGCTTTCTGCGTTTTTTCTTCAGTAGAAGAATTGGCAAACTTCTGAGGGAAATAATCCGACATACGTTTGTTTATTTGATTATAATACTCATCAGAATCTGATTCAATACCCTGCTGTAGTAAATCTTCATGAATACTCATAGCAGCACCAGTAAGAACTCTATCCGTCCCAAACCATTCATTGTCTTCTGCCCATTTTTGAGCTTTAGCACTAATTTTTGGTTGTTCTGTTAAAGGGTCATTACTTTGTAGTTTTGGCTCTGACTCTAATTTTTTCTTTTTTGCTTCTTTGTCTTCTAAGGACAAAGAAACTTTTTCTTTCTCAACTGCCAATTTTGTGAGAGCATCGTTTGCTTCCATTATTTTTTGAGCATCTTGAGATTCGATAGCCTCTTGTAGTGCACCTTTTACTTTTTCTCTTTGTGCGTCTACTCTAGCTTCATACTCCTTAAGATAATTAGTATCAGTTTCTTCAAATTTTTTCTCTACTGATTCATATCTACTCTTAAGTCCTCTCGCATATTCTAAAGCTGCTTTTTCTTTTCTTTCAGCTTCTCGTACTTGAAAGGTAAGTTTTTTTATACGTTTTTGAACTTTATCAGAATAGTCTTTAAGATCCTCAGACTCTTCCCTTTCAGGTTTTTCTTCTAATTTAGTTTCACGTTCATTTTCATAAGAGATATCAGTTCCATGATCTTTTTCTTGATCATTAGTTCTTTTACCTTCATGATCCGTATAACCCAAATCAACTTCTTGCTTTGGCAATTCCGTTGCATCTGGTTCTTTCGGTGTTTCTTTTATTTCAACCGATTCTTCATTGACACCATCGGTGTCTAGCTCCACTTCGGGAGCTTTTGCTTCATCAACCATTTGTCCTCCTTAATAATGGTGCAAAATATCACGTGGATTTTTAATAGTGCTGATGATTTCATCATCATTTAACACTCTTACTTCACCACCTTCTATCTTGAATCTTGAACCTGCATACCGACTGAATATCACCCAGTCATTAAGTTTGCACCATGATCCAAGAGGAAACTTTTCTTTGTCTCTATAACAAAGATTTCCCATCTTAAGGACAAGACCACATACGGTTGTCATTTGTATTGTTTCTTGTGTTGTGTCGCTAAGTAAAATACCACCCTTAGTTTTTTTAGGGCCAGCATAAGGTAGAATTAACATTCTATATCCTGTTGGTGTTGGTAATCTATCTAGTAGCTTATCGTTGATCGACTTAGGATCAAGAACTGTAGAAATTTCTTCCTCTGGTTTATACGAGTCTTTTAATTTCTCAGTCCGTTTCGTTTCCGTGGACGTTTGCATCTTTTAACTCCTGTTTGTTCAGCAGGTCTTTCAGTTCCTGTTGCAAATCCTCTAGGGATTTGATTTGACCCCTAACATATTGTAGTTTTTCTAGGGTGTCAACACTATATATAGCGGCTGCTTTAAGAGTTTCAAGTTGCTTTTTAATTAAAGATTGTATTTGAGATATTGTAAACGGTTCCATTATTTCATCCTTTGCAAACAAATTTTACTAGCACCTGAACCTATTATATTAAAACCCCAATGAGCTAATAATTTTGCAACATCTTCAATTGTATAAAAACGAAAATCATCAAAAATAAATCTAGTGCCTTTTCTAGATCTATCTGCAAACCAAACAGCCTCTCGCACAACATCTTGTGTTCTATGTGGGCCATCAAAATAAACTAAATCAAAAATTAAATTTTCTGAAGAATTAGAGTTCATATATTCAATATCTGTACAATGATGTAATTTAAAATGCTCATTATTAGCAAAATCTTTTAAGAGTTGAACCCTCATATTGTCATTATAATCTGATTTATATGCTGTTGTGTTATCATAATGTTGATAAGCAGCATCATTATATGGGTCTATACCAACATGCTCATATGGTACTTTTCCTATTCTACCTTTGATTGTTAAAATAATTAATTGTGATCCTAGTCCCTCTCTGACACCTATTTCA